TGTGCTAACTTGTTGTAAATAACCATCATTCCAATAGTCTTTAATTAAATAAACTCGACCACCCTCAATAAATGGTGATGAGGCTCTAGCTCTTTCTATTTTACTGTATTTTACAAAGTCTGTTTTTAATTCTGATACGTTATAGTTTGTTTCTCGCCTTAACAACTGCACTAATGATTTACCAGATGCTTTAGGCTCTACTAATATTTGGCTAATATTAACACCACAATTTTTTATAAAACTACTTATAAAAGTTTTCAGCTCTGGCATTTCTAAGTATTTATCTATGCTTTTAAGTATATATAAATTATCGCCACTCTTACCACTAATTTGTATTCCTGTTGGATCGTTCTTTGTATCTTTTGTATAAGCACCATCAACAAACATCTCCCAATTAATATTATTAGGCACTTCAGCTTTATTAATTATATTGAACCAATCAATTCGCCATTCACCACCCTCTAATGGCGCAGGTTCTTGTAAATACTGACCACTAAAAGTATATCTATCTGCTTGTCTTATTGCTTCAAGTTCTTCAAAAGAATGTTTACTGTTCCATAATGGCACATTGTTTTCTTGTATTGCTGATAATTTTAAATGATGCCACTCCTCACCACTATTACCATCTAAAAGATAACCGCTTAAATCCTCCTCGTGTAATCGTTGCATTATGACTATTATAGGCACATCTCTATCATTTACCCTAGACCTGATAGTGGTATTGTATCTGTTATTTATAAAAGACCTTCTTACATCGGACGTTGCATCATCTGGTTTTAGAGGGTCATCAATTATTATAGCGCCACCACTACCAGCACCAAATCCTGTTATTGCACCACCACTAGCAGTAGCATATACACCACCTCCTTGTGTAGTGTACCATTTCTTTTGTGATTGACTATCTTTTTTAAGTGTAATATCCCAAACACGCTGAAACGCATCTGATTGTATATATTCTCTAGTTTGTGAACTATTATCTAATGCTAATGCATCTGAGTATGATAAGTGTATAAATTTTGCATATGGATTCTTTGATAAGACCCAACATATATACATTTTTACAGCTATTTCTGTTTTACCATAACGTGGAGGTATATTTATAATTAGACGTTTTATATCGCCATCATAAACACTTTGTAAAGTATTAGCTAATGTTTTGTGAAATTCTGCTACTTCAAACTTATTACCAGTATTTTCTTTAAATATATATCTAGTAAAAAAAAGTAATGAATCCTCACACTTTTCTTTTATTATTCCATTAATATTCGTCATTCAAAATATCGTCAATTTTCTTTTGTCCTTCAGGCGATATTTTTGTTGTATTAATGTCAGCTTCCATTTTAATGTTTTGACGTTCTATATATCCCCTTTTGCGACCTCTTGTTTTAAGTAAAAATATTGTAGCAGTTGTATTACCTTCTTCTATTTGTTGATGCAGATTAGTTTCTGCAAAATCTAATATTAAATCCTCTAATGCTTCTACTTTGTCTTTATACTCTGGGTCTGTTTTTAACCATTCATAATGAGTAGTTCTATTTATACCAGCCATCTTAGCAGCTGTAGTAACTATACCCATACATTTCTCCAGTGCTTTTATCATTGCTTTTTTAAGCGTTGGATTTTGTCTCTTAGCCATTGTTAATTATTTTGGTCATAAAGATACAAATATAATTCCCATATTTTAAAATCTAATTGTTTCTTGGTGTAAGTACTAGGTGAAATAAAGGTTTTACCATTGTTATTTATTTCTACTTTTGTGCCTATTGTAGTAGGATATGCACTAACATAAATGTTATTATTTATACACCATTGCATTGCTTTATAATGTTTTTTTGTCATTAAAAAGGTATATTATCTTTAATTACTTCAAATTTTTTCTTAGCTAATTCTAAGTGCTTATAAACACCACCAGAATTAAAATCAGGTGCTATCTCAAACTCACCTAATTGCCCATTTTCTTTACGTTTTACTTTCTCTACATACATCTTGACTAAGTCACTTTTGTATTTAGATTTTTGACCAATACATCTATAAACAATTAATCCGTTGTATGCTTTATTAAAAAAATCTGCACTACCAGATATATCGTATAAAGTTGGTTTTTTGTATGTGCCTTCTATAGTTTCTATTTTTCTAGGATGTGCCACTAAAAATAAATGAGTTTTAGTTTGTTGACAAAACTGTGTTATTTCGCTTAATAATTTACCTACATAAGAGTGGTCACGTTGTGCTGAGTGGTCTAACATATTGTAAGGGTCTATAACACAAATGTTTATACCTTTTTGAAATACTAACTCTTTAAATGCATTAAGAATACCTTTTAGAGTTAAATTTTCTAAATCTATTTTTATCCAGTTAAAGTGTTCTTCTATAAAATCTTTAGTATTATTAAGCTCATCGGTATTACAATTTGTTTTATTTAGTTTATTTGCTATTCTTTTTATATGCCCTTCATATGGGAATGATTCAGGTGAAAACATTGCACATCTAAAACCATATTGTGTAGCTAGATTACAACAGATTTGGTCTACAACATCACTTTTACCACTATTAGGAATACCAGTTACAACTGTCCATTCTCCAAATGCTAATTTCCAGTATTCATCTGATTGTCCCATACCTATAGAATAATTTTTTATACCCTTTTCACTATAGTTTAAAACATTTTGCCATATGTCGTTTATATTTAAAACACCCTCTAGTGGGAAGTTTTTAGCGTTTTTAACAACACTTCTTAACGCTTCAGTACCTTTTGCTAGTAAAACATCATTAGCATCTTTAAACTCACCAAAATCAACGTATTTGCATTTATAAAAACCAAACCTTCTAGCTAATTCATTTCTAAGCATAAGACCTGCTTCATCATTATCTGTACATATAATTATAGATTTTTTGTTTTTAAAATACTTATAGCAGTTGTCTAAATATTCTAATTTTTGATTGCCTTTACTTGCACCATTTGGTACACTACAAACAGAATAAATGCCAGACTCGTGCATACTAAGTGCGTCCATTTCACCTTCTACTATATAAACTGAATCAGTATTTTTTATATTATCAAGACCATAAAATATTAGTTCAGCTCCTGATACCATTTTAAAGTTTTTTTCAGAATCTCTGTATTTAACATTGACTAATTTATTTTCTCTATAGTAATTGAAATTTACAACTCTACGTTTTTTCTGTACTTGTGGCATATATTCTAAAGATTCGCCTACTTTCCAATGTACAAGAGTTGGCTCTGATATTTTTCTAGTAGCAAACCATTTTAAAACACGATCTGTTACCTCTGCATTTTGTTTTACAGGTACTATATACTCTGGTTTAGATTTAAATTTGACATTACCAGAATAGCCACAATTATGGCAATTATATAAACCCTCATCTATATTTACTGATAGTGGTGTATCTTTTTTGTTTTTTCTAGTGTGTGAACATTCTGGGCATTTTACTTTACATATGCCACTTGTTTTCTTCAGTATTATTCCTAATTCTGATAAATCATTATAATAAGACATTGTTTCATTGTTTAAAAAATTTGTAATTGTATTTCATTGCGTCGTGATGTAAAAGTAAAATTATTTTTTTAATTTTTGTTACTTTTCTATCGGTTATTGTTTTTACTGGACATTCTATTGACTTAGTTAATGTTATATCTACATTGTCTAAATCATATATAAAACACCCTTTGTTATCTACTACAGCATAATATTTCTTTTTGTAGTTTTTATTGTTTATTAAATTGTTGTATTTTTTTTCTTCTAACATTTTATTTAAGTAGTATTGATTTCTAAATTTCATTTCTACTATGCAACTATCATTATTCTTATCAAAACCTTTTGCATCAAAAAAACTATATTCATCGCTGTCCCATTCTAAGTCCCAACCGCTTTGATTTAAAAGAAAAACTAATTGTCTTTCAAGTTCAAAAATATCTTTAAATGTCATTTATGTTATTTATAATTATATCAATATCTTTTTTATCTAACATTGTTTTTAGCATTGTGTAATCTATATCGCCATTAATTGTTTTAACACCGATGGCTGTATTGCCATTTGTTTCATTGTATTTGTAAAATTTTATAGCACCTTGTATTTTTTTCTTTATAGTATTGACGTCATTTTCTTTAGCTAACATAAATCTATCTATATACTTAATGCCATTCTTATCAATGTTTCTTAATTTTAAAATGCTTAAAAAATTATTTTTCCAAAATGTATCATTTCTTAAATCTCTACTTACAGCATACACATCACGCAAATCATACTTATCTAATCTTTCTATTTTATCTAAACAATCTAACCATTTAGTTTTTTGTGCTTTTGTTTTTGGCTTATTTTTTTCTGGAAATAATTGTACGAAATAATCAAATGCCTTTTTAGATGTTTCACTATATTTTATTGGCATTTTATTTTTAGTACTTATATTACTTTTATTATTAGTATATATATTATTAATATTACTTTGTTCAGGATTAACCACGCGTGGTTTTTCCGTTTGTGGTTTTTCAGTCTGTGGTACATCATTAAGTATATAATTAGTGCCAACAAACTTACCTTTAATTCTTACTCTCTCACGTATTAAAAAACCATAATCTATAAGTTCTTTTAATCTACTATTAATGGCATCTCTACCGTCTTTAAAATGATTGCATATAAATGTAATTGTGATTTCTTGTTTAATGTCGTGACTAAACAAATAAGCATATAATCCTGTAGCTCCTATACTTATATTTTTAAATCTAAATATGGCAGATGGAATTACAGTAAAGCGTTCAAAACGCTTAGGTTTTATTATTTTATTTATTTTCATTGTCTATTACTTAATCCATTAAGACCTTAATCTTGTCGCAAAAAACTCTAATGTCATTAAAATATTTTTTAAAATCTTCAAATGGTATATCTTTATCTTCAAAGATTTCCCATAAGACCTCAACTAATAAATCAAATTCAACTCTAGTCATTGCTCCAACATATTGATAATCATAATGTAAATTGTCTGTAGATGTTTGTGTCCATCTAACTTTTTGATTGTTCGAGTCAAAATACACTTTATACATTTTTTAAATATTTATCTATTGTTTCTACAATTTCTTCATAATTATTTAGACATAACGCTAACCAATTATTATCCTCTAAATTTTTTAACCATTCTTTTTGTAACTTAGTAGGTTTGTTATAACCCACCTTTAATTCTAGTGCCAATCCACAATATGTTTTATTAGGTTTAAATATTAATAAATCTGGCACACCTGCTTTAGCTCCTAAGTATTTAAATTTATATCTTTCAAAGACAGATCGTTTACCTTCATTTGGTACGTGTGTATATAGCACCTTAGGATATTGATATTTTAAATAGCTGATAATTCTATGCTGTAATTTATCCTCTTTTGTTAGATATTTATTAAATGGATTTTCTCGCATAGTAGTTTTAGTACAAATTTAAAATTTTATTTATCTTTTTTTACATTTTTCTTTTAATATATCATATTGAATTACTAATGCATTGTATTTATGTAATAATTCTTCTAAGTCCATATCAGGTTTGTTATGAAAATTACATAGTTCACGTATAAAGAAAAAATCTTGTTTTAATTTTTTATCAAATCTTAACATATTAGGTAACTCTTTTAAAGCATATAATACGGTAGCGTGATTTTTATATAGTGATCTAGCTATTTGAGAGACATTGTAATTACTATATTTTTTACACACATAATAATACATAGCTCTTGCATACACGTATTTTCTTGCTCTTGATTTGTCATCTAATTTTATATTATAAAATCTTTCTATTATATCTTTATATATATCCATTTATATTACTAGACTTCCGTCATCTTTAAATTCGTTCCAATTATAACTTGATACAATGCCACATTCTATATATAATTTATAGTCTGAAAATGCTTTTTGCCAAGCTTTTCTACCTTGTTCTATTAGTTCTTCACTTAATGCATATACCTCTACAGTATAAGGGTAAGTATTTTGTACAGCTACAAAACGCCAATCATTTATGCCTAACATATCCATATAGAATGCAGCCTGTAAATGATAAGCATATTTATACACATCTCTTTTAAATGCCATTGGTGAATTATCTTGACAAGTTTTAACATCACAAATAAAATTACCTACCTTGTTTAAAACGTCAGGTCTAATTCTAACCTCTATATCGTCATATTTTGTGTAGTGTGAGTATTCAATATCTCCTTTACAAAATTTTTGTGCTAAATCGTGTTGTCTAAAATTAACTAATATTTGTTCTATTTTTTTAAAGTCATCATAACTTAATAATATTTTACCACTTGCTTTTTGTTTTTGCAACTCATATTCACTTTTGCCATCTTTTGTTCTACGATCTAGTTTTGGCATTACGTGATATTCTTTATAAAAATCATCTGGTTCTAACATTGCACAATGTACAGCAGAACCAAAAGCCATTGAGCTAGACTCAAAAGGTTTTTGATTTAAATAATGATATATTGATTTTTTAAATATTGTCTTTAAACCACTTGCACTAATACCAGGTGATTGGTGATAAAGTGCATTACTATCTTTTTGTACTAACATCCTATTAGTGCTTTTTTAAGTTGTTTATTCTCTTCCTTTAATTTTTTATACATTTCTTTTAGTTGTGAAAATTTTTCAATTTCGACATTTTGTATTTCATATTGGTCAAATAGTGACTCATTAATTTCATTTAATCTGTCAATTTCTATTTCCATAGCTTTGACTCTTTGATGTAAAAAAAGTGCTGCTTCTTCTACAGGCGTGTATTTATTTGCTTCCATATTTTTAATTTTTTAAATTGATTTTAATATTTCTAAACATAATTCTTGTGGAATTTTACTTCTATTGTAATTACCTTTTAAACCTTGTGTTCCTGTTTTACTACCTCTTGGTGCTGACTCGTGATGACATTTTTTATTACCATTATGACATTCTTTTCTAGGTTGCCATCCGTTAGGGTTAAATATTGACCTTAAATTATTAGTCCATATGTCAGTTGGCTTTGCTCTTTTATCACCATACTTACAATACCATACAGTCGTTCTTTCTAATGATTGCATAAAGTCTAACTTTCTTAATTTGCCTCTAGGGTTTTCTATATACCAGTATTTTGGTTTTAATTCTTTGATTATACTTATTGTTTTTTTTATTATCTGTACACCAAAAACTGCTTGTTTTGTTTTAGGTGTATGATTTTTGTGCCAATGCTTACCTATACTTGCTACACTAAAATATGTACAAGGTGGACTTGCCCAAATAATGTCTGGCTTAAAAGGTAGTTTTTCTATATCAAACTGTAAAATATCAACAACATAATCTATACCTTCAAAGTCATTTATATCTGAACTATAAACATTATATCCTAATGACTCCGCAGATTTACCAATACTTCTACTACCTGCATAAAGCTCTAATACATTCATTCTGTTCCTGATATTATTTGATCTTCTGGCAATCTATTACGATTGTATTGGTCTGTGTGCCATTGTTCGCTTCTTTGGTTTTTACTCTCTAACTCTTTTTGTAGATTTGCCAATGCACGCCAAGCTACCTTTGCGCTATGTAATATATCATCAGTATCTTTTTTTCCAGACTCTATAAGATGTCTCATTAATGCATCAAGATCGTCAGTTGATTTATTCCTGTCCCAATGTAGAGGTTCATTAGGATGATGTTGCTTGCTTCCTATATAACTAACTTTAGCAACTTCACATAACGCATCTGGGAAATATTTTAACAAACCACTAAATAGTGGTATTTGTTTTCTTTTTTCTTTATTTACTTCCATTATAATATTATAAGTATTAAAAGCATACTAACTATTGATATACTAAATACTATTAAGTTTGCTTCGTATTTTCTATTTTTCATCTTATGTTATTTATGGTTGAAATTAATGTATCTCGTCTATCTAAAAAATATTTATATATTGGCATATTTTCTTTGCCTTTATATTCGCAATATTTAATGTTTGATTCAACATCTTTTAACTTAATTTTTAAATCTTTTAATTGTGTTTTCATAATATAAATTTTATTGTTTGTTTAAAAGTAAAAAAATATTTTCAATTTCACAACATAAATGAAAAAAAACTTTAAAAAAAAAGGGACTCATTGCTGAATCCCTTCTTATAAAACGATAACCTAAAAAGGTAAATCGCCATCCCCCTCATCTGCTTGTTTTGATCCTTCAGGCTTCCAAGTGTTGAAACTCATAGAAACTGAATTGTCATCATTTTGCCAAAGGTTAATTTTAAATTGTGTTTCCCCTTTGTATTCTGTTTTAGCATCTTGTACTTCAGCTTGCTTTAAACATTTTATTAATTCATTTGGCGTAATTACACCATTAGCTAATAAGTTTTGTGGTGCTTTATCTCCTTTTGGGAAAAATCTTACACCGTTTACATAAATTGATTTTTTTTGTTCACTCATAATTATTTATTTGATTTTAATTTATTATTTATTTTTTTTCTTCTAACATTTTATTTATTTTTTCTCTGTATTCACTTTTCATTTTAAATTTTTTTAAAACATTTTTAGCTTGTTTTGGTCCTCCTTTTAGTGTTGCCTCAAATTGTGAAGCTGTCAGCCACTCTTTAGAGTCACTTTTTACATTCTGGTTATTTTTTGCAATTTTCACCTCATCATCCGATGCTATGGCAGTATCTATACCAATACCTAAATAACCTAATGCTCTACCTAAAGCAGAGGTAAATCCATTTTCTACAAAAGATGTTTTATTGACATTAGAACTGTCTCTATATTCTTGTGTATGAGCTGTAGAAACTATATTACCATCTGTATCATTTATACTACATTTAAATATACCTTCTTTTTCATCTAAAGAAACTATTTCTTCTACTATTTGCCAGTTTTTAAATTGTTCTTGTTGTCTAAAATAAATTAGTCGTTCATTTACGGTAACATATTTATTACCTTTAATGTTAATTGTTTTCATATTATTAATTGTTTAATTGTTTATTAAATTTTTGACTGAATTTTCAAACCCTGAGTCACGTAAAATATTTAATTCACTTATAGTAAATGTATCAGGATTTTGTATTCTTGATTTTAGTGTGGGCATTGTGCATTTAAGAATTTCGCACACATCATACCGTTTTAATTTAAGACTTTTTAACTCGTCTTTAAATAGATTTTCAAACATATTTTAATTTTAAAGTTTACACAAAAATAAAAAAATATTTTTAATTAACATAAAAAAACCCCTAAAATTAAAAAAAAATTAGGGATTTCTTCGCAAACAGAAAGGGGATTCTGAATTTCTATTCTGTAGTTATTCTAAACTTTAAATCAATATCATCATCATCATTTGGTAAATGTGCTATGACTTTTGCATTAGCAGATTTAACTTTATATTCTAAACCATTTATAAAACAACTTTGCTCGTCTTGTGCTATAGATGCACCAAAATTAAACCATAATCTATTATGCATAGACAATGGATTTTGTATTTCATTTCTAAAAGTGCCTTCATATCTAACAACAAAATCTCTATAGTCATTCATTATGTTTTGTAAATGACGTTCAAATATTGGTTTTCTTGTATTATAATCTCGTGTTCTGTGATAAGCGTAATCAGTAGTTAAAACACCATTAAAATAATAAGTTCCTGTAATTGTTTTTTCATCACTAAAAACTAGTGTACTGTTATTTCGCTCTGCAAATTCTATATAAGAATTAGGTATATTTACATTAGCATTAGGTTCAGCAGATAAACCACTTGGTTTAAAATAATTACCAATAATACCTACATTATCAAAATATATATCTTCAACACCTGTACCACTATATGTACAATTTAAAACCTGTATGCCAATTTGATTATTAGTCAAACTAGTGGGGTAACCTGTACCATCAAAACTTACATCTATTGTCTGCCAATTATTAAAAACTTGTATCTCTCTAGTTATTGTGGTGCTTGTAGTAGTCCAAGTACTATTTACATCATCCCAATAATAAAAATTAGGTGGTGCGCTTGCTACTATTCTAAATTGTAATGTAAAGTTTGCAACACTATTTTCATTTTTATCAACAAAAATACCTATCTGCGACTTGACGCCAGTATAATAATAATTCCAACCTTTTGCTGTTTGTCCTACATAATCAGAATTAAAAACTAAAGTTTCTCCAGACGTAGGTGCGTTGACTAATTTGATAGCTTTGTTACCTTGTTGATTTGTTTCATCAGTAACTAAAGATGCATAGCTACTTAAAATCCAACCATATGAACCATACTCAAAACCAACATTTCTAGTATATTGATATACATTAGACTGTGTAGTTTTAAAATTATATCTAGCTTTATTTAACGGTTGTATATACTCTCTAACTAAATCGCTACCAATACTTTTTAATGTTGTAGGCACTATTCTTAATACAGAATCGTTACTAGATGATTGATAAACACCACTTGTATTATATAAATCAGTTTGTATGACTTCATCTGAACTACTTACCAACTGGTTTTTTATACTAGTTCGTATGTTGCTTACACTACCACCACTAGCTAAGGTGGTAAATATTGTATTTTTTACATTATAATCAAATATATTAGTGTTTTCTACTATATACCAACACCCATAAGATTGAAATATTCTACAATTATAGCTTCTTAATATAGCTTCTAATTGTTTTTTACAAGTTGGAACATCAAAGTTATTAATTAATTCATTACGCCCAGCTGTAATTAATATGCTTTTCATAACAGCTTTACGTGATGGATAAGTTGGACTCAAAGAGAAACCAGGTGTTATATCAGCTTGTACTTTAATATCTAAATCTAAATCTAAATGTGCTAATATAGTAGCAATTCTTGTTCTATTAAATATACCTGTATTTTCATTAAACGGTGATGTAAATAAAGGCGTTGAATAATTATCTAAAGTACCTAAACCATCATATGCTTTTAAAGTAAAAGCAACAGGATTTGATTTATATTCTTCAATATGTCTGTCGACTACTAAATAACCTATCCAATATGTTTGATAATTGTTGTTAGAGTCTTTGTAAGAAATTTTAACTTGATATTCACGTTCATCGTATTCATAAAAATTATCATAGCTTACATCGTCTGTTGTGAATAAATTTAAAGAACATACAGACCCAACTATAGGCGAATTATAATAATCGTCATTTGCGTTCCATCGAATTACTACTGGCTCTGCTTGACCGACCATAAAATTTCTTGGTCCTGAATAATTTTTTTTTAGTATTTCTAACCTTTTTCCAAAGCTTAAAACATCACTAAAATCTAATCTGTATTTAACACCGTATGCCATAAATTATATCATTCTATTTCTAGTAGAATTTGCACGCTCTAAAGCAACAATTAAATCTTGTCCCCTTAGTTCAAATGACCCTCCGACTTGTACGTTACTAGCATTGTTATTATTGCCAAGCATACCTTTTAATTTACTTAGTGGAGCTATTACTTCTGGATTGCTTCTTGCTCCTGGATATTCGCCAACTAGACCCATAGTAGGTGCGCTAACAATACCACCGTTTGCAAATTCAGTAGCGCTACTACCTCCAAAACCAGATAATTGTCCAAATAGCTTTCCAAATTTAAATTTACCACCTCCAATGCCACCTATACCTAAACCACCTAATATAGTTGATAATGCTAAAGCAGCTAATGCAGCAGCAACTAATTGTTTTATAATTTGACCTAACATTTGCCCTAGTGCCTTTACAAAATTTTTACCTTCCATCATAGCAGAAAATGCAGACATAAAAGAATTGCCAACTTCACTCATTATAGTTTCAATATTTAAACCTAATTCTTGCATTTTTGTTGCGAATGCATCAAATTTTTCATTATAACCTTCTGGCGTTCCTAATATTATATCTGGCAATGTCACTAATTGACTTAAAGCAGATGGCTGATTAATTTGTGTCATACCTTGCGCAAGTCCTGATTCTGTAGAATCACTACCTCCTCCTCCACCACCTCCAGAAAACATAGAATTTACCGCATTATTTATAATGCTTTTTGATTTAGCAACAGCATTATTAATACCCTTTTGTACTTGCTCAACTGTCTTTTTTTCTAGTTGATTACCTACTGAATTTGCAAAACTATCTGTTAATTCAGTTGCCAGTTCTTCTCCTGCATCGCTAGTAATTTTTTTACTTTCTATAAAACCTTCTTTTAATATATCTCCAAAAGATGCATCAAAACCATCTTTACTAAATGCCTTGATTAATTTCCACATTGTTTTAAAAACATTTACAAATTTCATTACAGATGCTTTTGCAGCTATAAAAACTGTTTTAAACACAGCACCTATAGCACCTATTGCTAATCTCAATAATCCAGATGAATTATATAAGTCTACAAATTGATTGTAAAGACCTACTACAACAGGCAAAATTTCATTCCAGTTTTGACTTATTACATATGCTATGCCAGCTAAACCAGCTGCTACTAAACCTATTGGTGATAGTAAAGCACCTAAAATACCTGTAAGTGTACCTGCCAACGATATAATAGTTGGTAACGCTATTACTACGCCACCTAGAGCAATAACTAATTTTTTTGTGATAGGACTTAATTCATTAAATCTTTGATATAGATTTTGTACAAAACTTGCAGCCTTTTGTAATAAAGGCACTACAGCAACTAATAATTGTTGCCCTAGACTAGTTAAAGTTTCTTTTGCGCCATTTAATGCTTTTTGAAATTTAAAGCTAGCAGATTGCTCTGTAGTTTTAAAAGCTTGAGATGTCATATCTAAAGTATTTTCCATTCTTGAAAAAATACCTTCAACTTCTTTTGCGTTTTTGCCTGTTAAACTCATTACAGGTAATAAGGCTCTAATGTTACCAAATACAGCAGTTGTAGCATCAGCATTACCGTCAAACTTTTCTGCTAATAATTGTAATGTATTTAATAATCCTTTTTCTTTTATGTTTTGTCTTATAAAATCTGCGCCTAATCCCATACCTTCTAGGGCTTCACGTGCTTGTTCGCTTGGACTTAATAATGATACTAATACACTTCTTAGTCCAGTAGCAGCTATTGATGCATTTGAGTTAGTTCTTGATACAGCCGCAAATGCAGCACCAAGTTCATTAAACTCAACACCCATTTCTGATGCAATAGGTACAACTTGTTCCATAGCTTGACCTAATTGCGCAGAATCTAAACGCCCTTCTTTTACAGCAGCAACTAAAACATCAGTAGCAGCTGCGGTAGATAAATTTTCTTTACCATATGCTGCCATAGCAGCAGTGTTCAATCTTGCAATAGTTTCGGTTTCTCCAAGTCCTGACGCTGCGGCTTTTAACGAAACTTCTAAAGTTTTTAAGGCATCAGAACCACGTAAACCTGCAGAGGTTATGAAGAATAAAGCATCAGCTGCTTCACGTGAAGATGTACCAGTGTCAATAGCAAGTTTTTTTACCGTTTTACCCATTTCATCAACAGAGTCACTTGCAATACCAACTAATGATTTTATTTTAGTCATAGACTTATCAAAGTCTAATGCCATCTTAACACTTGCACCACCAATTAATGTCATTGGCAATGTAAGAGATTGCAAAGATGAGCCTAGTCCTTTTAGTTTACCACCAAATGATTTTAGTTTGCTTGATGCACTTTTGATAGCTCCGTTTAAGCCACTAGCATCACCATTTATTTTTACTCTTAATGGTTGTGTTGCCATATCTTAGAATTTTAACAAAAATACAAAAAAAAAGACTCTTAATTTTTCTCTTTACTTTTGTTGACTTGTTTAAGAAATTTGTCGTATTGTTCTCTTGTGCTTTTTGGTTTATCCTTTTCTAAATAAACATCTTGTGGTAGTGGGAATAATTTATCAGGTGTAATCATATTGGCACGTTTATCTACATTTATATTAAATAAAATCATAGATAAATAACGCACACGTTCCCACTCTAAATTTTGCTTGATCATATGGGACTCACCGAGTAATTGATTTTCACCCCAAGTATGCGTCCAAAAATCACTTGGTGAAATCCCTATTTGACCGATATAATAATCTAAAATATCGTCCCAACTAATGGACGCTTTTACTTTCCCTTTTTTGTAGTTTTTGTGACCTTACGTTTTATACCAACGTTTAAATCATTACCAAGAATTTTAGATTCTAACATTACAGCAACAATATCTTCTAATTTAGATGCTTCTAAATCAGCTAACCAATTACCTACTGTAAACTCGTTGTAATCTATTTCATTATTTTCTTCTTGGTCAAAAGCTAAAAGCGCTGAATGTATCAACGCTCTTATGTTTTTTATAGAAACACCACCTTCAAAGATAGCGCCTATTTCATCTAATGATATACCTAATGATTCAGTAAAGTTCGCCCAAAAATTCATTGAAAAATGCATTGTACGACTTTTACCACCCAATTTAATGGTGTAGTAACCCCTTTTTCTATTTGCCATTTATGTTTTTTTTATGTTAGTTTGTTGACTTAGTAATTGCGCCAGTTAACGTAATTGAACCAGAATAGCTAACAGGACTTTCCATTTCAGCAGATTGCTCTAATGAAGATAAAAATCCTTCTGCTGTATAAACAGAATCGCCAGTCTCAGCTGTACCAAATACACAAGTAATTTGTGTTCTAGCTAATAAGAAATCAGCCATTTGAATTGCGTTTGATGAATCACTATAGTCTACTAATCCTTCAAATGAAATTTCACCACTTATTACACCAGCAATTACTTCTTGAAATCCGTTAGAATCTTTAGTTGTAGCTTCTGGTAAATCATTTGATAACGACATTGAACAACTAGTTGTGTGTCCAAGAGTTACTGTTTCGATTTTCAATAATAGGTTAGTTCCATTAAATACTGATGTTGTAGCCATTTTTTAAATTTTATAATATTTTATTTCTACAAATATACAATATTTATTTATTATGCAAGATTCCAATTGAAGTTAGCATTATTCCAAAATACATCTGTTGTATTCCAATATCTGTGACCACTTCTATCATCTTGAATGCTAAAAAAATCAGTTAATTGTATTTCTAAATCGTAGCTTACAACATTTTCTGCCTCAGCTATTGCTTCTACATTTACAATATAACCAGTGCCAGTTAGTGTCATTCCTAAAAAAGCCTCTTGTGTAAACACAAATTTATTTAGCTCTCTTGTGAGTACCATTGAGCTAAACTCTTCAAAGCCAAAGGTATCACTATAATCTATTAATCCAGATACTGATATAGTGCCTGATTTAACACCAGCAATTACTTCTTGAAAACCTGCTGATTGTTTTGTGGTTGATTTTGGTAAGTCTACGTTAAGATTAAAACTAGCACTTGTAGAATGTCCTAGCAATATTTCATTATGAAACAGCCCAAAAGATGTTCCATTAATATATGCCATTACTCTTTAACTTCTTCTTCTACTTCTTTGAATGATCCGTCTTTAAGGTCTACATTAATTTTTCCGTACTTTTCTACTAATTCATTTCTGAATTTTTCACTTTGTTCTTCTAAATTTTCGTAACCTTTGTGTAGTCTTTTTTGTTGTGTAGCTAATGCACCTAAATCGTGGTGTATAGCATTTCTAGTTCCTTCTAATTGTTGTAATTGTTTGAACTCTTCTTCAGATAAATTCCCCATTTTTGTTTTTGTTTATTATTAATTATTCGTTGTTTGGTAATGGCAATGTTACACTTGTAGGATTTTCTAACTCAGCTATTTGTGCATCTAAATTAGATTTTAATTCATCAACATCCATTAATGGTGTTATCCATCCTACAACTATATCAGTTGTTAAGTCAGCAAAAGGTATAAAATCTCCTTCAGGTGCTTCAACTGTTTGTGTACCTATAATTGTAGCTTGTTTAGTATCAGGTTCTGCTACATCATCTGATGCAGAATATCTCCAATGTACATTATAAACTACATCACTATTACCTTCTTCTAAAGGTCTACAATCTACTGCTGGGATGTCCCAAGAATATGTATTTGCCATAATTATTATTTTCTACAAATATACAAATTTATTTAATTATTAGTTTTCTAATTTAGTTATTCTTGTTTTTAAATCTTCTATTATTTCTTGTTGTTCTTTTATTGCGTTTATAAGTACTGAAGTTAATTCTGAGTAAGCTACAGATTTTAATCCCGTCTCAGGTGATTCTAATACAAGTTCTGGTAACACAGCTTCAACTTCTTGCGCTATAACACCAACTTTAGTAACATCTGTATTAAAATCAGTTCTATTATAGTAAACACCTCTAATAGCTTTGACCTTACTAATACAATCACTTATTTCAACTACATTTTTCTTAGTTCTTGCGTCAGAGTTTTGTGTCAACGTACCTTGTATAGTCATATTAGCTGTTGAGGCAAAGAACTGATATCTAGTAGAAGTTCCTTGTCTCCAATATATATCACCACAATTCATATCAAAATAAGTGTTTGCGTTATTTGTATGAAATCTAAAGTGATTAGCAGTTGCGTAATTACCTAAG